GTGATCTTATAAAAGAAGCTATACAAATTTATGGCCATGATGTTTATTACATGGATCGTACTCTTGTTGCTGAAGACACAATCTTGGGAGAAGATTCTCTTTCCAAATTTAGAACTCAGCATCCCATAGAAATGTATATGGAAGATGGTGATGGTGGATTTGCTGGCGAAAAAGAATTGATGAATCAGTTTGGTTTGCAAAATTTAAGTGAAGCAACCTTTGTTGTGAACAAGACTCGTTTTCAAGAATTAGATAGACAGATACAAATTCAAGATGGAACAGATACTAGTTCTGGCGGTTCAATACAATTGGAAGCAGGAACCATAGACCAATCATCTTCTTCATCTACTTTGACCACGGCAAGTGGCGACGATGTTTTTTATATTATTCAAGATACTGCTGCAACGGATTCTGATAGACCTAATGAGGGTGATGTTATTTTTCATCCTATACTTAATAAGATATTCCAAATTAATTTTGTAGATCACGACGAGCCGTTTTATCAACTGGACACTAATCCAGTATATAAAATGAGATGCCGTCTGTGGGATTACAGTTCTGAAGTTCTTGATACGGGTATTACAGAAATAGATGAAATTGAAACCGCACTCTCCACAGATAGTAGAATATATCAGTTTACTTTGGAAGAAGGAACTTTGCTTGCACAATCATTAACTATAGATAGTTCTTTATATACCATTGATGTAACTGGTGTTACTATTGATAGCACAGACCCAGATTCATCAGAAGGAAGTATTGAACTTGAAAATTCAGCTGATACTGGTGATAATAGTTACTTACTACAAGAAGAATTTAATATTGGAGATTATTCAACAGACAAGACTGCACAAAATGAACTCTTCGAAGTTCAGAGTAGAAATGTTTTAGACTTTAGTGAAACCAATCCATTTGGAGATGTGGGAAGTGCAAATTAATGTTTAATTATCTACCATATATAATAAATAGATATAGGAGAACATAATGGCATACCAATCACTTGGGCTAGGTGATGCTGCAAACGACGGCAATGGAGATAATCTTCGTGTTGCTGCTGATAAAGTCAATGATAACTTCTTGGAGATTTATACTCTAATTGGAGATGCATCGTCTTTGTCTAGTGGCATTAGCGCAACTGCATCAGTAGTAACTTTAACTGCACCAACAATTGCAACTAGTATTTCTCCATCAGCCTCAGATGGTGCTGCACTTGGTACTACTGCACTAGAATGGTCTGATTTATATCTTGCTGACGGTGCCATCATTTATTTTGGTGATGATCAAGACATTAATATTACTCATGTTGCTGATACAGGAATAACAACTAGTGGAACTTTCCAAGCCACAACCATCACTGCTACAACTGCTGTAGTACCAGATGCATCAGACGGTGCTGCACTAGGAACGACTGCTCTAGAGTGGTCCGATCTATTTCTTGCTGATGGTGCTGTTATTAATTTTGGTGATGACCAAGAGGTAACTCTTACACACGTTGCCGATACGGGATTGTTACTTTCTAGTACAGACCAACTGCAATTTGGTGACAGTGGAACATATATTCACCAATCAGCTGATGGTGTTTTAGATTTAGTATCTGACACAGAAATAGAATTAACTGCTACGACTATTGATATCAATGGTGCTGTTGAAATAAGTGGAACAACTGCACAAGTTGGAGTTGCAACATTTACTGCTCGAGATGTTCATAGTGGTGGTATTACTATTGCAAACGCTGGACAAATTGGTTCTGTTGGTGATGCTGATTCAATTGCGATTGCTTCAGACGGTGTTGTCACTATGACCCAGATACCAGTGTTCAGCGCCGGGCTGAATGTATCGGGTGGTACAATTGCTGGTACATTATCTACTGCTGCACAAACAAATATTACTTCACTTGGTACATTAACAGCACTTACTGTTGATGACGTAGCTGTTAATGGTAAAGTTATTACTATGACAGGCGACACCAGTGATACCGTTGTATTTACAGCAGGCGCTGCTGGTACTCTTAGCATTGTTACAACTGATGCTGCAGGCGCTGCCGGCAATATTCAAATAACAGCAGATGGTACTGTAGACATTGATTCTGCTGGTGTACTGACTTTAGATTCTGGAGCAGCAATTAACATTGAACCAGCATCCGGTTCAGCAATTCTACTAGATGGAACAATCAGTGTAGATGCTGGTGTGGTTACTGGTGCAACAAGTATCACTTCAACGGCCTTTGTTGGTGATATAACTGGTGATATTACAGGTAATGCAGATACGGCAACTGCCCTTGCGACTGCGAGAACTATTGGTGGTACATCATTTGATGGTACAGCAAATATTGCGGTAGCGCTTGCAACATTAGCAACAACAGTTACCATTACAGACAACGAATCAACAAATGAGAGCAATGCTCTTATCTTTACTGCTGGTGGAGATGTTGATGGTGGTAATCTTGGTCTTGAATCTGATGGGACACTTACCTATAATCCAAGTACTGGCGTAGTAACTGCTACTGGATTTGTTGGTGCATTAACAGGTAATGTAACAGGAAATGCAAGTGGAACTGCTGCAACTGTTACAACAGCAGCCCAAACAAACATTACAAGTGTTGGTACACTGACTGCTCTACAAATCGATAATCTTAATATTAATGGCAATACAATAAGTTCAACTGCTGGTACTGACTTGTTAATTACGCCTCTTAGTGGCCAACAGATTGTCCTCGACGGTACGATTATTATTGACGCTGGTGTGGTTACTGGTGCAACTAGTATTACATCAACTGCATTTGTTGGTGATATAACTGGTGATGTTACAGGTAATGCAGATACAGCAACTGCACTCGAAACTGCAAGAACTATCGGTGGAACCTCATTTGATGGTTCTGCAAATATCGCAGTTGCTTTAGCATCTGTTGGTACTGCTGTTACAGTAGCAGATGAGTCAAGTGACACTACTTGTTTCCCATTATTTACAACTGCGGCAACAGGTGATTTACCACCCAAGAGTGGCACAAACCTAACATTTAATAGTAGTAGTGGTTTGTTAACTGCAACATTACTTGCTGGTGATTTAACAGGTAATGTCACCGGCACAGCCGATGTTGCAACTGTTGCAACAACAGTCACAATAACAGATAATGAAAGTACAGACGAAAGTAACGCCATTATCTTTACTGCTGGTGGTGATGTTGACGGTGGCAATATTGGTCTTGAATCAGACGGCACACTAACATACAATCCAAGTACAGGTAAAATAACTGCTACAGGATTTGTTGGTACATTAACAGGTGATGTTACAGGTAATACAAGTGGCACTGCGGCAACTGTTACTGGTGGTACACAAGCAGCTATTACTTCTGCTGCGAATCTTGTTACGGTTGGGACTATTACAACTGGTGTATGGCAAGGCACAACAGTTGCAGTTAATCAGGGTGGTACTGGAGTAACATCTTCTACAGGTACGGGTAATGTTGTATTGAGTGCAACTCCAACATTTACTGGAGTACCTCTTTCTACAACAGCATCGGTAGGAACAAATACAACACAAATAGCTACAACAGCTTTTGTATTAGCAAATGCAGGTGGTGCAGATGATGCGAGACGTTTTGCATTCTATTCAGCGGGATAAATAACATAAAGATAAAGGATTAATTCATGGCCATAGCAGGAAAAATATTAGGGCAAGTTTCCCCATCAGCAACAACAAATACTACTTTGTATACAGTTCCAAGTTCGACGGAAGTGAATCTCAATCTGTATATTTGCAATAGGAGTGCTGCGGCCACTACTATTAGAGTTGCTTTACGGCCTAATGGGGACACCATTGCAAATATTCACTACATGATTTATGATGCTAGTATAAGTGGAAATCAAACAATGAACCTAACTGGTATCGCAATGGATGCTACTGATGTATTAACAGTATATAATACATTAGCAACAATAACATTTACTGCAACGGGATTGGAATCAACTTAATGGCCATGTCATCTTTGTCAATTGGAGAAGTTATCGCTGGTGTAGTAACTGGTGTAACTACACTCCAAGTTGACAATATTAATATTAATGGTAACGCGATCACCAGCACCGCTGGAACTGATCTTGCAATCACGCCACTTGCTGGCCAACAGATTGTCCTAGACGGCGCAATAGTTGTGGATGCTGGCGTAGTTACAGGTGCGACAAGTATTACCTCTACTGCGTTTGTAGGTGATATAACAGGTGATGTCACGGGTAATACATCCGGCACTGCGGCTACTGTTACTACTGCTGCTCAATCTGCTATCACATCAGTTGGAACATTGACTGCCCTACAAGTTGACAATCTTAATATCAACGGTAACGCGATCACCAGCACCGCTGGAACTGATCTTACAATCACTCCACTTGCTGGACAACAGATTGTCCTAGATGGCGCAATAGTTATTGATGCTGGTGTGGTGACTGGTGCGACAAGTATTACCTCCACCGCATTTGTTGGTGATATAACTGGTGATGTCACGGGTACATCCGATGTTGCAACTGTTGCGACGACGGTCACAATTACAGATAACGAAAGTACAGACGAAAGTAACGCCATTA